ACCTTTACGGCGCGGACCTTGGGGACGCGGACCTTCGCAGCGCGAACCTTTACGGCGCGGACCTTTACGGCGCGAACCTTGGGGACGCGGACCTTTACGGCGCGGACCTTCGCGGCGCGGACCTTCGCAGCGCGAACCTTTACGGCGCGGACCTTTACGGCGCGGACCTTGGGGACGCGGGTAAATTGACTGGCGACCGTCCGTATTTCGCGGTCGGCCCAATCGGTTCGCGGCAAGACGTTTTAGCGGCATTCCTCACGGAAAAGGGGGTATTCCTTCGCGCCGGTTGTTTCTTCGGCACCGTGGAAGAATTCAAGGGCAAGCTGCAGGACGAACACGGGGACAATCAGCACGCGGTCGAATACCGCGCCGCCCTGGTGCTGATTGAAGCGCATTATTCCGCATGGCCCGCGACTGTGACCGAAGGGGAATAATCATGGAAAATTTCAATGACACAATGACCGCGGGCAATGTCAAAGCCGCAATGAAGGAAGTCGGCGCCGTGAGTGCTGACCTGTGGCAAGTCACGCCGGACAAATTGCGGGTGCTGGAAGGCTTCAATGCCCGCGTGAAGAATGACACCTACACCGGCCGCGTGCGCTGGATTGCTGACAGCATCAAGGTCAACGGCTATTACAAGGATAAGCCGCTTTCCGGCTTCGTGGCCCGTGAAGGCGACGATAACGTCATTTATGTGACCGGCGGACACCGGCGGCATGAAGCGGTTTTGCTGGCTATCAGTGAGGGCGTGGAAGTGCCAGCCGTGCCGGTTATCGTGAGCCCCAAGGGCACCAGCATGGAAGACTTAACGGTCGCCCTTGTGGTGGGCAATGACGGGGAGCCCTTGAGCCTGTACGAAGCCGCGGTCGTGTGCAAGCGCCTGGCGGCCTTCGGCTGGTCTTCCCAAGAGATTGCCCGGCGCCTGGGGTATGCGTCCGCACAATACGTCGACGGCCTGCTGGCGCTGGCTGGGGCACCCCTGGCAATCCGCAAAATGGTAATGGAAAACGTCATTGCGGCCACGACAGCCATTGAAGCCATAAAGAAGCACGGGGACAAGGCGGTCGACGTGCTGCTGGCCGCGCTGGTCAAGTCCGGGGGCGGGCGTGTTACGACCAAGCACATGCCGCAAGCTGAATTCAAAAAGGCCGTACGCAAGCTGGCCGAACCAATGCACACGGCGTTGACCAAGGTGCAGGCCGACCCCGGCTTTGCCAGCCTATCGGAAGAGGTCCGGGGTATCCTGGCGGAACTGCTGGGAAGCATCAAGCAATAGTCAAAATTAAATTTTCAATTGCCCGCCGCGTGCGGGCTTTTTCTTGTTGACATAGATAAATTATTTATCTATAATTGAGCCATCAACTACCCGGAGCCCTTCAAATGACACTCGCAACCTTCACCCCTGGCAAGACCTACACCACCCGGAGCATTTGCGACCACGACTGCATTATCCGCGTGACCGTGGCGAAGCGTACCGCCAAGACCATCACCACCGACGCGGGCAAGGTGTTGCGTGTGGGTGAATATGACGGCGCCGAATTCGTGAAGCCCTGGGGCTCCTACAGCATGGCCCCGATTGTGCGGGCATCCTGACCACCGCCCCGCAAGGGGCTTTTTATTTTGGGCGACCGCTTGCATTAGATAAATTATTTATCTATAATTGAGCCATCAACAACGCAACGGAGCCCCGAAAATGTCAAACACCATCGCCCAAACCATCCTTGCCCAACTTGGCGGCAATCGCTTCCTTGCCATGACCGGCGCAAAGGATTTGGTCAACACCGGCAAGGGCCTTCAATTCGCTATCGGCCGCGGCGCCAGCAACAAGGCCAACAAAGTGGTCGTGACCCTGACCGACGCGGACCTGTACGACGTGCGCTTCCTGACCATTCGCGGCGTCAATATGACCGAACGCGGCACCGTTGAAGGCGTGCATGCTGACCGCCTGGCGGCCGTCTTCACCGAACAAACCGGATTTGATACCCACATGTAAGGGCACGGCTGCCGGGAGCCCCTACGGGGGCCGCCTGGCTTACTTGAAGGACATTGGGGGCGTGCTATCCGGTGGCAAATACTCGTTGACCCGATTCAAAAAGCCAACTTTCTGGCAATCGACTTCCCTCATGTGCGACTGCACCATATCCATTGAAATTTTGCGAAGGGTATCGACGTCTTCGTGGTGGCAGTGGAAAGCATAAAGGCCGGTACTTCCCCCCTTGTCCTGGGGGAGCGTGTGCGGGTCAATATCGCCCAAGGTCAACACCGGGTAGCGCATGGTCGCCATTGCCCACGCCGAAGCCGCGAAAGTCTCCCGGTCGACGTCATGAAGCCGGAAGCGTGCTTGCACCAATTGCGCCTTGGCGTCACGCCTGGCCGCCGAAGTAGGGTCGACGGGGCCGCCGCCGTTTGCATCCCGGATACATTGGGAACACGTCCCCGACTGGGTGTAGCGGTAGGAATCATGCCCATTGCGGCAAATTTTCCCGGTGTAGTAGGTTTTAAGGCCCCTTGCGCGGGCTTCCGGTCTAGTTAGGATATCCATCGTTTACGCTCCTATGATGCGTCGAAGTGTAGCAGACCCCTTGCGCTTCCGCAATACCTACCGGCTAAAATTATGATCTTTTACCCCAAAAGCCCACCCCGACGCACGTTTTCGTCTACTGCGGCTCCTTTTACTATGCATAACTTATGGTATGCACATATAATTATGTATGTATAGCGTTCTGTATACAGCAATTTTATATTTAAGGGGTATAGGGGTAAAGAGAGTGTAGACCGTTGATTTAATTGAATAAATTTTACCCCACCCCGTAATTTTTGGGGCTGGGGTAACAGGGTAAGGGGTCCGGCAAATATGGGCGCCGTCCGTTGTGGTTGCTACATGTGGCCGCCTGGGGCTAGAATTAGGGCACTATGAGCCTGACACCCAAACAACGCCGATTTGTGAATGAGTATTGCGTCGATGAAAACGCGACGCAGGCCGCTATTCGCGCCGGCTATTCCCAAGATACGGCCGGTGTGATTGGTTGCGAGAACCTAAAAAAACCTTACATAGCCGAAGCGATACGCGACCGGATGGAAGAAGTAGCCGTCGCGGCCAGCATTACGCCGGAGTGGGTCGTCAACCAATGGGCCAAAATCGCATTGGCCGACCCTAATGCCCTGGTGCAAGTCCGCCGCCTAAATTGCCGCCATTGCCATGGCTTCGACCATCAATACCAATGGACGGAAGGCGAATATGCGCGGGCGGTCGACAAGGCTGTGGAATCTGAAAAGCCAGCCCCCGACGGCATGGGTGGCTTTGGGTTTGACCCAAACGGAGCACCAAACCCGAAATGCCCGGAGTGTGGCGGCCTTGGGGTTGAAGACGTGCATATTGCGGACACCCGGAAAATCAAGGGCTCCGCAAAGGTGCTTTATGCTGGCGCCGAACGGACCCGCAACGGCATCAAAATAACCATGCGGGACAAAGACGCCGCCGTGTCAAATTTGGCCCGTTACTTGGGCATGATGGTCGACCGCAAGGAAATCAGCGGCCCCGGCGGCGGCCCGGTTGCCCTGGCGCACCTGTCCGCGGACGATTTGAGCGACGACCAGCTTGCCGCCATTCTCAAGGCCGACGATGCTACCGACGAAGCGTGAAGCCGCGGCCGAACTGCTACGGCGCCGGGAAGCGCGGCGCAACCTGGCCGCCTACATCAATTTTACGAACCGAAAATATAAACAAAGTGGCTTTAGTGCCGCCGTGTGCGCGGCGCTCGACATGTTCATTGATGACATGATTGCAGGCAAGCGGCCCATTCTGGTGCTGCAGGCCCCGCCCCAGCACGGCAAATCCGAAATTGTTAGCCGCAAACTCCCGGCGTTCCTGCTGGGGCGCTTCCCGGACTGGCGGGTCGGTGCGGCCAGCTATTCGGACGAACTGGCCGGAGCAATGGCCCAAGACGTGCGGCGCAACCTGGCGTCGGACGAACATAAACGCTTATTCCCTGTGGCCGCCGAACGGCGCCGCTATGACGTCAACCGTACCGGGGAATTTACGGCGCCCGGCGGCGCTGGCGGATACCTGGGCGTCGGCGTTGGTGCTGGCCTCACGGGGCGCCCGGTTGATATCGGCATCATTGACGACCCGGTAAAGAACGAAAAAGAAGCATTGAGCCCCACCACGAAGGAAGGGCATTGGAACTGGTATCAAACCGTTTTCACGACCCGGCTTTCGGAGAACTCCGGGCAAATCATCATGGCGACAAGTTGGGCGGAAGACGATTTGCCCGCCCGCATTTGCAACCACTTCAAGGGCGACCCGCGGCTTACCGTGTTGCGCTTCCCGGCAATCAACTTGCCCGGAGAGGTCGGCTATAACCCGAACTTGCCGCCCGGCCCCCTGGTCCCCGAACTCAAGAGCCTGGCCTTTCTGCATGAGGTCAAGGGGCTATTTTCGGAATACTGGTGGGCGGCCATGTACCAACAATGCCCGCGGCCGCTGGGTGGCAACGTGTTCAAGGAATCAGGCTTGCGCTATTACTTGCCCAAGGACTTGCCCGCCAAATTCGACAAGGTGCTGGCCTCTTGGGATTGCACATTCAAGGACACGGACGGCACCGACTTTGTCGTGGGCCAGGTGTGGGGCAAGGCTGGCGCCAATGCCTATTTGCTGGCGCAAGTCCGCGCCCGCATGTCATTCACCAAGACCGTGAAGGAAGTCGTCGCCTTGCGTGCCGCCTGGCCGCGTACCAAAGAAGTTTTGATTGAAGACAAGGCGAACGGCCCGGCGGTAATTGATACCCTGAAAGCCAGCGTGCCGGGTATTATTCCGATTGAACCGGACGGCTCCAAGCTGGCGCGGGCGCATGCCGTTACCAGTTATTGGGAAGCGGGGAATGTGTGGCTTCCGCACCCGGACGCGGCGCCATGGGTGAAAGACTTGGTCGGGGAGTTGACCGGGTTCCCGGCGGCGGCCAATGATGACCAAGTGGACGCCCTTACTCAAGCATTGCGCCGCTTGTATCCGTTGTTTAACAAGCTCAAGATTACGCAAGAAGCGATAAACAAGGCCATGGGCAGATAATGCCCGCGGCGTTACAATGACCAACAATTTACCCGGAGCGTCGACCATGCCCGAAGCAAAAGCCAAAGCGGCGCCACGTATCCGGCGCAATGAACACAAAGCCACGCCAGCCCCCAAGGGCACCGGCCTACGTCGGGCGGCAACCAAAGCCAAAAGCATTGCGGCCGACGGCGCCCTCAAGCCCTACGCCTATCCAATCAAGCCGCCCACCCTGGCGCCCGGCGTTGTCCCGGCCGGAGTGGTGGCGCCGGTCATGGCAACGGATGCGAACCCCTACAGTTTCGCGGCGGACGTGTACCCCGGCGGCGGCTTCCCTGGCTTTTCGTACCTTTCGCAGCTTGCGACCCGTGCGGAATATCGGGCGTTCGCTTCCACCATGTCGACCGAACTTACCCGCGAATGGTTGGAATTCACCAGCAAGCAAGACGACGACACGGATACCGCGGACAAAATCAAAGTGATTGAAGACGAATTCAAGCGGCTGAACGTGCGCGGGGTGCTACAGCGTGCGGCGGAAAATGATTGCTACTTTGGCCGGGCTCAAATCTTCATTGAGATTGACGGCGCCGACCGCGGCACCCCGCTAATTTTGGACCCGCGCACGGTCAAGCAAGGAAGCCTAACGCGGGTCGTTCCTGTGGAAGCCATTTGGACCACGCCCGCTGGTTACAACGCCTTGGACCCAGCGGCCCCGGATTTTTACAAGCCGTCCAAATGGTTCATGCTGGGGCAAGAGGTCCATGCTTCCCGCTTGATGACGGTCGTAACCCGTCCGCTCCCGGACATTCTCAAGCCCGCCTTTAACTTCGCGGGCATGTCCCTTTCCCAACTTGCGGAACCCTACGTCGACAACTGGCTACGCACCCGCCAAAGCGTTGCGGACCTTATCAACAATTTCAGCATTACGGTACTTGCCACGGCAATGGACCAAGTGCTGCAGGGTGACGATGACGGCACGGACCTTTTCGCACGGGCTGACCTTTTCACGGCCACGCGAAGCAATCGCGGCTTGATGCTGCTGGACAAAGAGCGGGAAGAGTTGGTGCAGGTCAACACCCCATTGTCGGGACTTCACGAATTGCAGGCGCAAAGCCAAGAACACATGTGCAGCGTGTCGCGCATGCCCGCCATTATCTTGACAGGTATCAGCCCCAGCGGCTTGAACGCTTCCAGCGACGGGGAAATTCGGATTTTCTACGATTGGGTCGCGGCGCAACAGGAAGCCTTTTGGCGCGAACCGCTGGAAGTAATTTTGAAGGTCGTGCAGCTTTCGCTATTCGGGGAAATCGACCCGGATATCGGCTTTACCTTTACCCCGCTGTACCAAATGACGCCCAAGGAAGAAAGCGAAATCAGGGCGGCCGATGGTGTAACGGATTGCGCCTATGTGGCCGCCGGTATCATCGACCCCAGCGAAGTGCGGGACCGCCTGGCGAAAGACCCGAACAGCGGTTATCAGGGTTTGGACACCGACGCCGTTATCGTGCCCCCTACTGACCCAGCGAACGAACAAGACCCTGGCGAAGAAGACCCGGCGCAAGATGCGGCGTTCGAGGAAGGAAAGCACCCGCGGGCGGACAATGGGCAATTCGGGTCGGGCGGCGGTTCGCCCGACCCGAAGAAGGTGGTGCCGTTAGAAGGGAAAGAACTAGACCAAGAAGTCGCCAAGCAAATTACCGAAGGGTGGCAAAAAGCTATCGGCGGGCCAAGTTTTACCATAGGCAAGCAGTACCCCGTAACGGTTGAAGTAAATGGGCGAAAAATGAATTTTGCTGCGTCGAAGAAAACCGGGAGCGGGCCGATAACTCTAGAGACTTTGATTCAAACTCGAAGCGGGCCAATGTTCCAACAGTTCAAATTGGGAAAAGGTGGCGCATTAGTTGACGCTGGTTCTCGTAATCTTTTCGCGCATACGGAGGAGGCGAAAGCCGAACAAATAGCCGAACATAAGGCGATATTTAACCATGCCAAAGCAACCTAAAACCGTTCGGGCCATTCATGCGAACCGCGGGACCGAAGCGAAATACCGCAAGGCCCTGCAGCGCATGATTGCCGAAATGCACGGGTCGGTCGAATACTGGCTTACGGCCGCCTATCGCAAAGACCCGCCCCGCATGTTGGCGCTGGTCGAACAAGCGCAAGACGCGGCACCCAGCGCCAAAATGAAAAAGGTATTGGACGAACTGGCCCGGCGCTGGATTACCCGCTTTGACGAATGGGCGCCCAAGATTGCCGACGCCTATTTGCAAGGCATGTTCAAGACCACCGACAGCGCAATGCGCCAGGCGCTCAAGGAAGCCGGGTGGACGGTTGAATTCAAGATGACGCCCGCCGTGCGCGACGCCTTCAATGCGTCACTTGAAGAAAACGTCGGCCTTATCCGGTCCATTCCTGAAAAATATTTGCAACAGGTAGAGGGTAGCGTTATGCGCTCCTACAGCGCCGGGCGCGACCTTGAATCCATGGTGAAGGAATTAAAGCAACTTTACCCGGCCGCCAGTCACCGGGCGGAATTGATAGCGCGGGACCAATCGAACAAGGCGAACGCCGTCGTCAACCGGGCCAGGCAAATGGAACTTGGGATTACGGAAGCCGTTTGGATGCACAGCCACGCGGGGAAGAATCCACGCCCTGACCATGTGGCCGCAAATGGAAAACGGTATAACATCGCGGAAGGCTGTAAAATTTCCGGCGAATTTATCCAGCCAGGCGAAGAAATAAATTGCCGCTGCACTAGCCGGGCAATATTGCCAATATAGGGGGCAATCATGTATCCATCAAATCAACCGGGAAACCGGAACAACAGAACCAAGGTCGACAGCGAATTAGGGTCGTTCTATTCGGGCACGCAATTCCGCACGTTCAAGGAAATCACCCTTGCCGCCGGGGCTTCGTTGAATATCAAAATGGTGCGTCCGCTGGATATCATCATTCGCGGTTTTCAAATGCACGTAAGCACCGGGGAAATGCGTTGCGAGATTTACCGTGGCGCCACACCTGGGGGAACTTGGAACGGCACCCTTCCAGTTATTGGCAAATGCGAATTTACCGACAACCCGCTTCCGCTTTATGTCCCGCAATGTTCATTGACGTCGGGCGGCACCTTTACCGGCGGCACGCTTTATGATTTGATGCACGTTAAGACGGCCGGGGCAACGGGCCAGGCTTCCACAATTGGCGACGAAATGGAAAGCCAGCTTGGAGCCCCAGCCAATAGCACGGGCATTTATAAATTCATGAACCCCGGAAATTCTGACGCCGTCGGCATCTTTGCCATGTGGTGGGAAGAATTGCCTACAAAGTAGATTTGATGCCATAATCTGACTATGCCTATCTTGAGATTAGCTTTTGACCGAACAGCACGCCGGATTGACGCCGACGGGCGTTTGCACGTCGACCGCTCCCATATCTCCAAGGCCACGGTCAACCCCTATTACGGCAAAGAGATTCCGGGCTTTGATGCCCTGGGCCTGCAGCCTGATACGGTTTACCGCTTGCTTCGTGACCCTGTGGAACTTGAGCGCGGCGCCCCGACCTTCGCCCGCCTTCCCATTCTCTCCGAACATGTCCCCGTTACCGTGGATGCGCCCCGCCCCGATTTGGTCGTCGGCGCTATCGGTTCCGAAATAACTTTTTCCGCCCCCTATCTTGACGCTGATTTGTGCGTATGGGACGCGACCGCAATTGCTGGCATTGAAACGGACAAGGTAAGGGAACTTTCTTGCGCTTATCGTTACGTGCCAGTCATGGAGCCCGGCGAATTTGAAGGCCAGGCATACGACGGCCGCATGACGGAAATTCAAGGAAATCACCTAGCGTTAGTTGAGGTCGGCCGCGCTGGGTCTGATGTAGTAGTGGCCGACCGTAACCCTTTCACTTTCAAGGAATCCGCCATGAAGATGACCAAACTGGGCAAGGCCCTTTTTGCGGCATTGTGCGCGGCCTCTCCGGTACTGGCAGCGGATTCCGCTTTGCCTGCACTGGTTGGCCCGGCAACCCGCAAGAATTTCAAGAAGGAAGACGTTAAGGCCAAATTGCTGGCCCTCGACGCCGAACTCGACCCGCAACAACTCGACAACGTAATCGACGCGCTGCTGGACGTGGAACAGGAACCCAAGGCCGTTGAAACGCCGATGGCCGCCGCCGATGAATCCCCCGCCGACAAGCTCCGCAAGTTGCTGGCCGGTAAGGTGGACGAATCGGTAATCAATGAGGCTTGCAATCTGCTGGCCGCACCGGCTCAAGACGCTGACGAAGCCGCCGAAAAAATGATTAAGGACGGCGAAAAGCCGGTCGACGTCAAAGCGGCAATGGACGGTTTGCGCAAAGACTTGCGCGAAGCCGAAGAGGCCCGCCGTGATGTTCGCGCAATCGTTGGCGACGTCATGGGCATGGATTCAGCGGCCGAAGTCTACGGCTTCGCCCTGGACCACATGAAGGTCGACCGCAAGGATGTGGAAGGCGCCCCGGCCCTTCGCGCACTCTTCAAGGTTGCCGCTTCCAAGTCTGCAACCCCGACCCCGCGCATCGCTCAAGATGCTGGCGGCCTGGATAAGCAGTTTCCGGGCGCCGCCCGTTTCCGTAACGCTTAAAAGGAGTCACCACCATGAGCGGCTTTCAAAAAACGGTCAACCTGACTCCCGCCCCCGCGGTAGCTGGTGACTTTGCATCATCCAATCCACGGGCGACCGTGCTGGCTGGCCCTGGCGGCTTTGTTGCGGGGGCGCTTGGCGTCACCGTTGGCAAATTTGCTTGGGTCGATGACGACGGCGTTACTGTCCAAAGTTTCGGCACCGCCACAAAGGCCCCGAACGGCTTTGTTCACCGCGAACAGCAAGCCTTGATTCAAACCTATTTGGCTGAATCGGGCATGAACATTCCGCACGGCTTCCCGGTCACTCTACACAATCAGGGCGATTTTTGGGCGGTCAATAAAGGCCCGAACGCTTGCGCCGTTGGCGACGCCGTTTATGCGGACTACAGCAACGGGGACGTCTACACCGTTTCGGCACCGACCGGCGCTTCGGCAACCGGCGCAATGGGCGCAACCTTCACCGCTTCGGGCTCCGGCACGAATCTGACGGTTTCCGCGGTTACTGGCGTGCTGACCGTTGGCGAGACTTTGAGCGGCACCGGCATTCCGGCCGGTACGACCATCGTTTCGCAAACCAGCGGCACGACCGGCGGCGCTGGCGTCTATGTCACCAGTGCGGCGACCACAATCTCCGCGGCAACCGGCACCAGCTTCGGTAACACCCTGGTCGTGTCCGCTGTGGCTTCCGGTTCGCTGAAAGTTGGCGACCCTGTGAGCGGCACCGGCATTCCTTCGGGCGCCGTTATCGCTTCGCAAGTGAGCGGCACGGCTGGCGGCGTGGGTACTTACACGCTGGACCAAAGCGCCACGGCTTACGCCGCGTCGACCACTGTCACCGTTACCGCGGGCGTTGCTGCTACTGGCTGGAAAGCTCAGTCGGTTGCGGCCGTTGGTGAACTCGTCAAAATCTCTACCTGGGGTTAAACCATGAATCCAATCCTTCAAGCACTGATGGAACGCGCCGGGGTCCATTTCATGGGCCAGCCCGGCGTCGACTTCCAAGCCCCTGGCGCCTCGTTGCGCCTGGCACACGACGGTTTTGCGTGCGACGCACAGCCCGCCCTTATCACCACCAGCAACGCCGGTATTCCGGCCTTCCTGACTACCTTCATCGACCCGAAACTGATTGAAATTTTGGTTTCCCCGATGAAGGCGGCCGAAGTTGTTGGCGGCGAAGTCAAAAAGGGCGATTGGACCACCGAAACTGCAATGTTCCCGGTAGTGGAATCCACGGGCGAAACTTCGTCGTATGGTGACTACTCCGAAAACGGCGTCGCTGGCGTCAATTCCAACTTCCCGCAACGCCAAAGCTATCACTATCAAGTGATGACGCAATGGGGTGAACGCGAACTGGAACGCGCCGGGCTGGCCCGCATTGATTGGGCAAACCGCATGAACATTGCGTCGATTCTGACCCTGAACAAGTTTCAGAATAAGACGTATTTCTTCGGCGTGTCCGGCCTGCAAAACTATGGCCTGCTGAACGACCCGAACCTGTCCGCCGCTATCGTGCCCACCACGAAGACCGCGGGCGGCACGGGCTGGGCGAATGCCACGGCGCAAGAAATCAATTCGGACGTGCAAAAGCTCTACAAGCAATTGCAAACCCAAGCGGGCGGCCTGGTTGAACTTGACACCAAGATGACCTTGGCAATGTCCCCCATTTCGGAAGTCTATTTGACCAAGACGACCGACTTCAATGTCAACGTGCAGGACATTCTGAAAAAGAATTTTCCCAATTTGACCGTGAAGACCGCGCCGGAGTACACCACGGCGTCCGGGGAACTGGTGCAACTGATCGTGGACGAAGTGGAAGGCCAGCGCACGGCCGACACCGCTTTTACCGAAAAGCTCCGCGCCCACCCAATCGTCGTGCAGTCTTCCAGCTTCAAGCAAAAGAAGTCGCAAGGCACCTGGGGCACCGTGATTTTCCGCCCCGCCTTCATTGCCCAAATGTTGGGTGTGTAAGTAAGCAATCCGGGGGCTTCGGCCCCTGGGTTTTAATCGCAAACTAGGAGAGTTTGAAAATGGCAAAAATCGTCGTAGTGGGTTGCAAATTGCCCCACGGTATCATCATTCAGCACCCCATGGACCCGACCAAAAAGGTCGAATTGGTGGGCAAAAACAAAGCCTTGATTGTGGGCGCGGACTACGCCACAACCGAAGTCGACGGGGACTTTTGGGAACAATGGGCCGCAGTCAATAAAGAATTTTCGGCCGTCAAATCGGGCGCCATTTTTGTCGCCAAAAGTCTGACGGACGCCGCCGCAATTGCTGGCGAATTCAAGGACCGCAAAACAGGCTTTGAGCCCATGCGTACCGACGGCAAAGACGAACGCGCAAGCGGCGTGAAGCCAGCCGACAAGGACTAAGACCATGACCGCCGTAGTATTCGACCCGGTAGCCTTCAAAGCCCGCTATCCCGAATTTGCGGCGGTTGCCAATGCGACCTTGGGGGCCTACTTCACGGAAGCGGGCCTTTACTTGTCCAATGCGAACAATTCGCCCGTGCGGAACCTGACCCGCCGGGCCATCCTTTTGAACATGCTGACCGCCCACGTCGCCTATATCGGCGGTGCTTTGAGCGCGGACGGCATGCCGCGGCCCGTGGGTCGCCTATCGCAAGCCGGTGAAGGTAGCGTGTCCGCCGCCTTTGAAGGTGCGCCCCCTGGCTCCGCGCAATGGTTCCAGCAATCACAGTACGGCGCCGCATTCTGGCAAGCGACTTCCAGCTTGCGCGGCTTCCGCTACGTTTCCCGGCCTACGGTTTATTGACATGGCCGACCACACTCTCAGCGGTTCCGATGGGGTCATGAAGGCCCTGGAAGCAATCGCCCAACGCATGGGCGGGGGAGAGGTTGCGGTCGGCTTCATGGAAGGGGCCACGTACCTGGACGGCACGCCCGTCGCCGCTGTGGCCTACTGGAATGAGTTTGGAAGCGTGGGGCAACCGGCCCGGCCGTTCTTTCGCCAAATGATTGCCGCGGAGTCCCCCACCTGGCCGGACAAAATGGCGAAGCTGGCAAAAGCCACGAATTACGACGGCCCCCGCGTGCTGGCGCTGATGGGTGAAGATATCAAAGGTGCATTGCAACAAAGCATAAATGACTTCACGACGCCCGCACTGGCCGAAAGCACGATTGAGGCCAAAGGCTTTGCCAAACCGCTGATTGACACGTCGCACATGCTCAATTCAATTGCCATTGAGGTATCAGAATAATGGACTTGCGCGGACTCGCTAACGGTGTGACCAGCACCATAAATCCGAATGAAACCGTTACCGTTTTGCGGTCGACGGGTTACACCATTGGCGCCGGAGCCAAACAAGTTCCAGCGTTTGCCGCCCCCGTGACCGGCCCCGCGCAAGTGCAAGCCCTGGACGCGAACGATATCAAGCAACTGGACGGCCTGAATATTCAAGGCACCATCCGGGCAATCTATTTGCGCGGCACCCTGGCGGGCGTCGTGCGGCCGAATCAAACCGGCGGCGATATCGTCAAGCGCAAGAATGAAACGGAATCATGGCTTGTCGTCAAGGTGCTTGAAAGCTGGCCCGATTGGACTAAGGCGGCCATTGTGCTGCAGGGGCAATAAATGTACACCGCCAGCATTTCGGTCGATCAAGTCATTGATGCCCTGGCGGCATTCCTTGCACCTTTCATGCCTGGGGCGCAAATCGTCCGCGCACAGGTCAACCGGGTGGCCTTGCCGTCAAATCCTTGCGCTGTGCTTACGGAACTTTTGCAAGTTGATTTGAGCGTACCGGCCACGGAATACCAGCCGCCGGTCGCCCCGGCGCCAGCCATTGGGACCGCCACAATCTACGGCCCGTCGCGCATCGACGTGCAAATTGACTTTTACGGGGCGCAAGCTGGTGAGTTTTGCAAGACCGTAAAAACCGCGTTCCGGTCGCATTGGGGGTTTGCCCATTTCCCCGCGAACATTAAGCCGCTGTACACGTCCGACGGCGTTCAATCGCCCCTCTTAACCGGGGAACAGCAATATGAAAGCCGATGGACGCTTACGGCATCAATGCAATACAATCCAACTGTTACGGTTCCGCAGGAATTTGCCGAACAGGCTTATCCGGCTTTGGTTATTCCGGCGGACGTGTGATTATGCGGATTACCACTTATTTCATGAGGTGAACAAATGACTATCCCGGCAAGCGACATTGTTGTTGTCAATCCCGGCGTCGTTGGTTCCGGCGGTAATCCGCTGGCCCTGAACGGCGTCATTCTCTCCAAAAATACTTTGCTCCCGACCGGCGGCGTGCGTTCATTCGCCAGCGCCGACGCCGTGAGTGCGTTTTTTGGCCCGTCTTCCACGGAATACGCCCTTGCCCAAACTTACTTTTTGGGCTTTGACAATTCCACGATCAAACCGGGCACGCTGTATTTCGCCCCGTTTGTGGAAGCCGACCGCGCCGCCTGGTTGCAATCGGGTTCCCTGTCCGGCATGACCCTGGCGCAACTACAAGCCCTGTCCGGCGTGCTGACTGTGACCGTCGACGGCACGGCCTTTACGTCTTCAAGCATCAACCTCGCAACGGCAACCAGTTTCAGCAATGCGGCGACGATGATTGCCGCGGCCTTCACTGGCACCGGCAAACCGACTTGCGCCTGGAATGCGGTCAACAGCACCTTCACGCTAAACAGCGTCACGACCGGCGCATCCTCGACAATCGGCTATGCAACCGGCACCCTGTCCGCGGGCCTCAAGCTGACCAGCGCGACCGGCGCCATCCTGTCCCAAGGTGACATTGCGGACACCCCGGCCACGGCCATGGATGCGGTCAAGGCGGCGACTCAGAATTGGGTCGACTTCATGACGATTTGGGAGCCTTTGCTTGCCGACAAAGAACTCTTTGCCGAATGGACGAACGCGCAAAATCAGCGTTACATGTACGTTTGCTGGGACACGGACGCGCAAGCAATCGTCAACGGTTCGACTACCTGTTTTGGTGCGGTTGCCAAGTCCCTGGGCTACGACGGCGTCGTGCCGGTTTACAACACTGTGACCCTGGCCGCGTTCATGCTGGGCACCGTGGCGTCGATTGACTTTAGCCGCCTGAATGGCCGCATCACTTCGGCTTTCAAATCGCAAAGCGGATTCGTGCCCACTGTGACCGACCAGCAAATCGCAGCCAATCTGCTGGCGAACGGTTACAGCTTTTACGGCTCCTATGCGACCGCAAACGATCAATTCAATTTCCTTTACAACGGCCAAATGTCCGGCAAGTGGAAATGGGTTGATACCTTTGTCGACCAAGTCTATTTGAACAGTCAATTCCAATTGGCCTTGCTTTCGCTGCTGACAAGCGTTAAGTCGATTCCTTACAACGAATCCGGCTATTCGCTGATTCGTGCGGCCATGATCGACCCAATTTCCGCCGGTATCAACTTTGGCAGCATTCGCACCGGCATTACCATGTCGGCGTCGCAAAAAGCCCAAGTGAATCAGGCGGCCGGTTTGGACGTTTCGACCATCATTGAGCAACAAGGCTATTACCTGCAAATTCTCGACCCTGGTGCGCAAGTGCGCGGCAATCGCGGAACGCCGGTAATCAACTTTTGGTACACCGACGGCGGCGCGGTCCAAAAGATCACCGTCGCATCTATTGACATCATGTAAGGAACAATCATGGCTGATACCACAATCACCAGCGCGAACAGCGTTTTTACCATCGTGGTCGCGGGCTTGTTCCCGGCCCCGGTGCAGCTTCGCGGCTACGCCAGCGACAAGGCTTTCACCACGGAAGCCATTGACCTGGCCGAAGTCCAAATGGGCGTCGACGGTCGCATGACCGCCGGTTTCATTCCGAACCCGACGAAGCAAACCGTTACGCTGCAGGCCGATAGCCCCAGCAAGGACATTTTCACCGCACTGATTCAGGCAATGAAGACGGCGCGGGAAGTGTTCTACATTTCCGGTTCAATCGCGTTGCCTTCGACCGGCGAATCTTTCACGCTGACCCGCGGCATTCTCACGAATGCAAAGCAAATCCCGGACGCGCAAAAAGTTCTGCAGCCCGTGGATTACGTCATTACCTGGGAAAGCGTGAACCGTTCGCTGCTGTAACAGGCGCACCAGTTAGCCCCCGGCAAGGCCCACAAAGCCGCTTTGCCCTCTCCCGAAGCACGCCGGGGGCACCTTAACACCACGGGAGAGGAATCACGATACGGAGAGGTATCACAATGGCACGCACGACAGCAAATTACACCATTCAAGACGAAGGCCGCGACCACGGTAAGGTTTTCGTTTTAACCGAACTACCCGCCAGCCGGGCGGAATCTTGGGCAATGCGGGCGCTCCTGGCCCTCATGTCAAGCGGCGTCGAAGTCCCGGAAGGGTTTGACCGCATGGGCATGGCTGGAATGGCGGAAGTCGGCATTCGTGCCCTATCCGGCCTCAAATGGGAAGTCGCGGAGCCATTGCTTGCGGAAATGTGGTCTTGCGTGCAAATCATGCCGGACCCCAGCAAACCGCACATTGTCCGAAATCTGATTGAAGAGGACATTGAAGAAATTTCGACCCGCGTGAAACTTCGCGCCGAAGTGTGGAAATTGCACACGGGTTTTTTGAAGGCCGTCGCCCCCTCAATCTCCGAAGGCTCCCCGGCGGCGGCCCGCAAAAAGGGTTCGCGGAATACTTGAACCTTTCGGCCGTTATCGGCACGTTGCTTTCCAAACGCATGGCAACGCTGCACGAATTGGATACGGTTTATGGGGTGCAAGACGTCTACGATATGCTGGAAGTCATAACGGTAGATGACTACAATAACGCTTTGGCGAACCGGGAATAATCCACATGGCTACAATCATCGACAGCTTGCTTGTAAAACTTGGGCTAGATTCTTCGGAATTTAGCGCGGGTAAGAACAAGGTCGACAAGGGCCTCAAGGATACCGGCGCCGAAGCCGATAAAGCCGGGGCGAAGCTCAAAAAATCGGGCAAGGACGGCGCCGAAGGTTTCGAGAATGTAGCCAAGAGCGCGACCAAATTCCTGGCAATCATTGGCGGCACCGTGGCCGTTAAGCGGTTCATTGAACAAACCGTCGAATCGTCCGCCACCCTCGACCGTCTTTCGCAAAATCTCAGTGCCAACGTGGCGACCGTGTCCGCCTGGTCCAATGCGGCCGAACTTGCCGGGGGTTCCGCGTCCGGGCTCCAAGGCACCATGGATATGCTCAGTAAGTCGCAAACGGAATTGCAGCTTACCGGGCAAAGCGGCCTTATCCCCTATTTCTCCGCGCTGGGCTTGAGCCTGGCGGACACTCAAGGGAAAGCCAAACCGGTCAACGACTTGCTGCTGGAACTGTCTGACCGTTTCAGCAAAATGGACCGCACCACGGCCAACAATATGGGCCGTATGATGGGCCTTGACCAAGGAACAATGCAACTTTTGCTAAAGGGGCGTTCCGAAGTTGAATTGATGATTAAGCGGCAAAAGGAATTTGGCGCCGTCACGAAGCAACAGGCCGAAGAATCTAGCCGCCTCAAATTGGCAATGACTGACAGCCGCCAAAGTTTTGAAGCCTTCGGGCGCGAACTTTTGTCGGCCGCAACCCCAGCCATTGAAAAGCTATTTTCCATCATGGCCGATTTTGGCGCATGGATGCGGGAAAACAAGGAATTCGTTAACGCCTTCCTGACCATCATCGCGGTCGGCCTGGGTGCGATTGCCGCGGCAACAATCCCCATTAACCTGACTGTGGCCGCCGTCACCGGCCTGGCCGCGGCAATCGCATTGCTATATCAGGATTACCAGACATGGAAGCGCGGCGGGGAAAGTTTCATTGACTGGTCGAAATGGGAGCCCGGATTTAAGGCCGCTGGCGCCGGTATCCGCTGGCTCAAGGACTTGTTAAGCGACTTGGTTTATCGGGCGATTGCTGGCGCCGACGTCCTGTCCGCCGTGTGGAATCGTGATTGGGATAGGGTCAAATTTGCAGCGGGGGAATTCATGAACGGCAACGGCAAGACTTACGGCGAATCTCCGCCCCCTGCACCACCCGCCACGGCCCCTACGTCTTCGGCTGGGGGTAAGGGTGCGTCGAACCAAGAGCAAGCCGCCATGGCCTATTTTCAGGCCCAAGGTTGGTCGCGTGAGCAAGCGGCCGGACTGGCGGCCAATATCAAACTGGAATCGGCTTTTAACGCTGGGGCTGTGGGCGACAACGGCAAGGCATACGGCATTGCACAATGGCACCCTGACCGGCAAGCCGAATTCCAAAAGAAGTTTGGAAAACCCATTCAAGGGTCGACGCTTGAAGAGCAAATGGCCTTCATGCACTATGAATTGACCCAAGGCAATGAGCGTGCCGCCGGGGCCAAATTGCGCGGAACAAGTAGCGCCGCCGAAGCCGCCGCCGCGGTATCCATGCACTATGAACGCCCGGCCGACAGAGCGGGCGAAGCGGCGAAGCGCGGACAAATGGCCCTTGCCATGCTTGGGGGCGTGCCTGGGGCCTCTCAGGCGGCCGCCGGGGCTGGTGCTGGTCAAGTTGCCCAAGGCAACCTTGCGGGCGCCCCTGGGGCCGGTAGTCGAAGCGTTGAAACCCACATTGGAGAGGTCAAAGTTTATTCAGCGGCCACGGATGCGAACGGCATCGCCAAAGACATGGGCAAGTCGCTGGATTACCTTTTTACATCGCAAGCAAATTACGGGCTGAATTGATATGGCGCTTATCCCATTCCCTGACGTGCCCAAATTGCCAGGCGTCCCGGCGTTGCCACGTTCGTCCAATTTCCCGCCGTCCCTACGTGCTGGCCTAGGGTTGCTGCAGGGCATGCTATGGCGCATTTTCCAAGTGCAAACCCGCTGGGGAATTTTCGACAGCAAGGGTAAGCCCCTGGGCGACCCGGCCAAATTTTCGGGCCTCATTGGCAGCGCTTTGGACGCGGCCGGGCTGGGTTCTACCTTATCGACCGGGGCCGTTGATTACTCCAAAGAAACCCGCGTAAGCGACTTCCCGCTTGAGCGTGGCAGCTTCGCCAGCTACAACAAGGTCGAAACGCCAGCGTCGCCCGTGGTTACGCTGTGCCTCACTGGCAGCGAAAAGAACCGCCGCACATTTTTGGAAGCCATCGATACCGCTTGCAAATCGACGGACCTTTACAGCGTGGTAACGCCGGAAGTGACTTACATCAATTACAGCGTCGAACGGTACAACTACCAGCGCCGGAGCAACAAGGGCGCGACCCTGCTGATTGTGGAAATCACCTTGAAGGAAATCCGCCAGGTTTCGGCCTCTTATGCCCAATCGAACAAAGGGCAAGTCGACAAGCCAAAGGACGCCAGCGCCACGCCGCAAGCTGACAATGGTAAGGTGCAGGCGCAAACGCCGATCGCTTCCACGCTCAAGAGCCTGGCGGACAAAGTGCCCGCCCTTGCTGATAAAGCCGGGGCCTACCTTCAAGGATTGGTGAACTGATGCAAAGCGTACCTTTACAGCCTATCCCGTCCCAATCGACCAAAGTTGTTTTGGGCGGCCAGAATTGCCAGCTTTTGATTAACCAAAAGCCGCAAGGGATTTTTGTCGACATAAACGCGGACGGCGTGGATATCGTCACCAGCGTGATTGCCCGCGACGCCGTGCCGCTGGTTTGCCGCGAATATACCGGCTTCGCTGGAAATTTACTTTTCATTGACACCCAAGGCAGCGACGACCCGTCCTATGCTGGATTGGGCGACCGCTTTTCTTTGGTCTATTTGACGGCGGAAGAATATGCCCTCATTTGACAGCAAAAAGCAATTGCGCTTTGTCATTACGCTAGGAACTGGCAAATTCGGTTCAAGCAACAATGACCAAATTACGCTGCAGGGCTTCCGCGCAATCGCTGATATCGACAAAGCTGGCGGCATGATGATGGGCACGCTACGCGCTAAAATTTTTGGCGTGAAGCAAGTCGACATGAACAGCGTTACGACGCTGCAATGGAAGCCCGGCACACTGATTCCCAACACCGTGGAAGTGTTCGCCATCGACGGGGCCGCGGAAACGCTGGTATTCGCCGGGAACATCGTCAACGCCTGGGCTGATTACCAAAGCATGCCGGACGTGTATTTGCACATTCAGGCGCAATCGGCATTTTTCAACGCTTTGAAGGCCATCCCGCCGCGGAGTTTCAAAGGCCGCGTCGACGTGGCTTCGGTCATGGCGCAAATTGCCCGCGACCTGGGCTACACCTTTGAAAATAACGGCGTCACCACGCAATTGACCGACGTCTATTTGCCCAATACCGGCATGGAACAGGCCAAAGACCTTGCACGGGCCGCCGGGTGCGACCTGTATCTTGACGACAAGATTTTGGCAATCACGCCGCCGAATGTTCCGCGCAAAGTAATCATTCCGCTGATATCGCCAGCGTCCGGCCTGGTGGGTTATCCGACGTTTGACGGCGTGGGCGTCAATTTTCAAATCCTATTCAATCCAGCCGTAACCTTCGGCGGTTCCGTCAAATTGGAAACTGACGTGCAACAAGCGGCCGGGGAATGGGTTGTTACTTCGGTCGGCCATAGGCTGGAATCGGAAAAGCTGGGCGGCGCCTGGTTTTCAACAATAAGAGGGAATCAGAATGGCCTCGCAGTCACCGGACGCTAACGGCATCCCAAGCGGGCAATTGAAGCCTTCCAGCACTTGGGGGGAATTCAACAATATCGCCTTCATGGTGCAGCAAGCATTGTCGAAGATGCAAACCGCGACCCTTGTCCGCGTGGAATCTTGCACGAATTCCGGCGCATTGTCCCCGGTGGGCTTGGTCGACGTCACGCCGCTGGTCAATCAACTGGACGGCCAGGGGAACCCGACGCCCCATGTGACTATTCACAATGTCCCATATTTGCGGCTGCAGGGTGGCGCCAATGGCATCATCATGGACCCACAAAAAGGCGACATTGGTGTTTGCGTGTTCGCGTCCCGTGATATTTCCAAGATCAAGGCGACCAAGAAACAAGGCAATCCGGGCAGCTTCCGGCAATACAGCTTTTCCGACGGCATGTACCTGGGCGGCATGCTTAACGGCACCCCGACGCAATATGTCCAATTCAGCGCCGCGGGCATCAAGATTCATTCCCCGGTCGCCGTAGTGCTGGACGCTCCCGATATCCAATTGAACGCGGCCACTGTGGAAATCAACGGCACCACGTCGACCACGGTCACGACTCCCACCTTCACGGTCAACGGCGCCACGGTCCTAAATGGCACCATTTCCCAAACGGGCGGGGGTGCGGCGCAATTCTCCGGCTCCATGGCAGTAACGGGCGACGTGACAGCACAGGGCACAAGCGTTCATAATCATACCCATACCAGCACGACGCCGGGTACGCCGACGAGTCCGCCACTATGACGCAATACAACACACTTTTACTAGATCAATCCGCATGGGATTTGGTCATTGACAGCGCCGGAAATATCGCAATGGCAACGCCCCCTTACGCCCTGGCGCAAGATGTTGCCAGCGCCGTGCGCTTGTTCCTGGGTGAATTGTGGTATGCGACAACCAAGGGCATTCCGTATTTTGAGGACGTTTTAGGCCACTTGCCGCCCGCGTCTTTGCTGACCGGCTACATTGAAAAGGCGGCCTTGACGGTCCCCGGCGTCGTGACGGCCCAATGTATAATTTCGGCATTCGACGCCCGCGAAATTACCGGACAAATTCAGTTTATTGACGAAACAGGAACCGCCAACGGCGTGACCTTCTAAGGGGCAATGATGGCATCCAGCGCAGTACCAAAAATTCAATTTACGGCCGCTGGTTTGGTCATTCCAGCGGAAACTGACGTATTGGCGGGCGTGCAGGCCGACATGAATGCGGCATTCGGTGGCGGGCTGAATCCGGCGCTTGAGACTCCGCAAGGGCAACTTGCTTCAAGCCAGGCCGCCGTTATTGCTGACAAAAATAACGAAATCGCAACTTTCGTAAATCAAGTCGACCCCCAATATTCCGCCGACCGTTTTCAGGACGCAATCGGGCGCATTTACTTTCTGACCCGCAAGCCAGCCACGCCGACCGCCGTGACGGCCACACTTACCGGCCTGGTGGGTACGGTCATTCCCGCGGGAACTTTGGCCCAAGACACCAGCGGGAACACTTACGCCGCTTCCGGCGCCGCAACAATTGGCCCCACTGGCACCGTCGACGCCGAATTCCAAAATATTGAAAATGGCCCCATTCCGTGCGCGGCCGGAACCTTGACCCAAGTTTATCAAGCCGTGCCGGGCTGGGACGCAATCACGAACGCGGCCGACGGCACCA